CAAGTACCTCGTCCAGCGCACCCAGACCGAACTGTGGACGGCCTACGTCTGGCCCACCCTCAAGCTGCGCAAGGACGTCGCCACCGCCGCCGGCCAGTATCTCTACGCCTTCCCGACCGGCTTCTCATTCGAGCAAGCGCGCGAAACTTGGACGTCGCAGTCGAACGCTTACAACTGGCAGCCGGTCACTTACGGGATCGAAGAGAACATGATCGCGCCCGGCGGCGACAATTCGCAAGCCGGCGACAACGTCCAGTATTGGGATGTCGAGGGCGACACGCAGTTCCGCCTCTGGCCGACTCCCGTCACGTCCAACTACACCGTGCGCTTCATCGGTCAGCGTCCGCTCGGGCCGTTCCTCGTGGACGCCGACCTGTCCACCTTGGACGCGACCGCGATCACCCTGTTCACCGCCGCCGAACTCCTGGCCCGCGCCAAGGCCGAGGATGCGTCGGTCAAGCTCAACAAGGCGCAGAAATATCTCCTGAACCTGCTCGGCAACTCGATCACCGCCAAGCGGCGCGTGTCCACGCTGGCGTCGGGCGCGCCGGTGCGCGGCAACGGTGGCGCGACGCCTTACGTCGACTACGTTCCGCAGACGCAGTGAAGGACGAGCTGCGTGAGTTATTTAATGATCGACGACTTCGCGGCCGGCCTGGACACGCGAAAATCGCCGCTGACCAGCCCGTCGGGCACGCTGCAACGTTTGAACGATTGCGTCATCACGCCGGGCGGCGAGATCGCCAAGCGTAAAGCCTTCGTCCAGGTCGCGGATCTCAGCAACACCTTCGGCCTGGCGGCGACCGAATCGACCCTGTTCGCTTTCACCCGCAATGTCGCCGTCACGCCACCGTCCTCGGGCGTGCCTGGCGTCGGATTGGTTTTCCAGACTCTTCCGACCACCATGAATCTTGTCCAGACCGACTTCGACACGTTCGACGGCGACGTCTATCTCGTGACCTACGAGGCGGGCACCGGAATCAACCACCATTATTACCGCGCGGTCGAGACGCAGGGGTCCGGACGCGGCTATTACGTTCGCACTTACGCGACCAAGATGTATGCGGTCGCGGGTAAGAATTTGTTTTTCTCCGCCGTCAAAGACCCGTCCAACTGGACGACCGGGACCGGCGCGGGTTTCATCAATCTGTCGATGCAGGACGCTGACGGCGAATCCCTGGTCACCCTGGAGATCTATTACGACAAACTCTCGATCTTCTCCTCCGAGGCGACGCAGCTCTGGAGCGTCGATCCCGATCCGTTGCAGAACGTCCTCGACCAGGTCCTGCGCGGGGCGGGTTGCGTGTCGCCGTTGGCGGCGCACCAATATGGATCCGGTGATGTCTTGTATCTCAGTCAGACCGGGATTCGTTCCTTACGCGCCCGCGACGCGTCCAACGCCGCCGCCGTCAGCGACATCGGCTCGCCGGTCGACCCCAACATCCAGGCGCTCTACACCGCCAATCCCGGCTTGTTTTCGAGCGCCAAAGCCCTGATCGAGCCCATCGTCGGTCGGTTCTGGATGCTCTTTCCCAATCAGATCTATGTCCTGTCCTATTTCCCCGGCCCCAAGATCACTGCCTGGAGCCGCTACACCGTGCCGTTCAACATCGACTACGCGGTGACCTGCGGCGGCCACATTTTCATTCGCTCGGGCAATGCGCTCTATGCCTATGGCGGGGCGGACGGCAACACGTTCGATGCGACGGTGGGCGAGGCGCGTCTCCCTTATCTCGACATGAAGAAGCCTGGGCACAACAAAGTGTTCGAGGCTTTGGACATGACGGTGACCGGCAACTGGAGCGTCTACAATTCGTTCGACTACACCAATCCCGACGATCAGGAATTGCTTGGCTCGTTCTCAAGCCCGACGTGGCGCATCGGGCGCTGCGAGTTCACCGGCGAATCGAGCCATTTTAGTTTGCGTTTCTTGACCACCGGCTCCGGCCCGGCGACGCTGTCCAACGCCGCCGTCCATTACCAGATGGCGGACGACGAGGCATGAGCGCGACGATCCAGCCGCTCACCTTCAACGCCGCCTGGTGGGCTGCTATCGATCTGAGGCCGGAGGACCGACGCGAACTCAGCGTCACCCGCAACCCGGACGACGTCGAATCCCTGGTCAAGGACGCGCTCAACAGCGATTACAAATGGGCGGCGTCGTTGGACGACCTGCCGGTGTTCGCCTTCGGCGCGACCCTCATCGACAGGCGTCGGGGGGCGCATGTCTGGGCCTTCGGCTCGACCTGCGCTTTTCCTGTCTTGGTCCCGGTGACGAAGTTCATCAAACGCTCTATGATCCCGCTGCTCGTGGGCAGCGGCGTGCATTACGCGCAAGCGATCTCGCATCCCGAAAACGAGACCGCGCACCGTTGGCTTCAGCGCTTGGGCTTTTCGCTCAAGGCCACACTCCCCGGCATTGGCGGCCGGAACGAGGACATGCTCCTCTTCGTGACCAGCGCCGATGTTCATCGAAAATCAGCAGTCTCTTTCGCCGCTGCGTAAGCGCATCGTCCTGGACACGCTGGCCGGCGTCGACATCCGGCTGGCCAAGCCCGAGGACGCGCCCGAATTGGCGCTCCTGTTTCAGAAGTTCTTCGCCGAGGCCGGCTACAAGGACCGGGGCATCGAATATTCGCTCGAAGCCAGCGAACAATGGCTCACGAGCGTCATTTCGCGCGGCGTCGTTCCGCATCTGATCGCCGTCGGGACCAACGACAACGCCATCGTCGGCGTCGTCTCCTACGACCTGGACAGCACCTTCTGCGTTCGGCCGGTCGCGGTCATGCACACGATCTATGTCGTGCCGGAATGGCGGTTGAGCGCCATCGGCCACGTTCTCGTGGCGCTGGTGGCGGACATGGCGGCTAAGGACGGCGCGTGCGCTTTTCACGCCCCTATCGCCAGCGAGATGCGCGCGGCGCAGTCGCTGGTCAATCTGTTCAAGCACGAGGGTTTCGCCCCCGTCGGAGTTATCATGGGCCGGAGGCTTTAGCCGTGGGTGGAAAGAGCAAGGCCGACAACAGCGCGGTGGTCAACGAGCAGAAGGCGGAAGCGGCGCAGGCCGCCGCCAAGGAGACCGCCCGCCAGCAACGGCTCCAGACCGGCCTGGCGTCGATCAAGAGCGCCTTCGAAGGCGCGCCGGTGATGAAGAGCCAGACCAGCCCTTACGATTGGTCGAGCTTCAAGCCGGCGGTCAACCCGCAGATGGCGACGTGGCTGTCGCAGAACCCGACTGATCCCGCCGCCGCCGGAGCGAACCCGATCACTGGCGCGAACGCCCCGGCTGGTTACACCGCTGTCCAAGCCGCGCCGCGCGCCGCTGGGACTGCGCCAGGAAGGGCTTCGACCGCCAGCGTCAGCGGCGCTTTGGGCCGCACCGGCGCGATGAACGATTCGAACGCCGGTTTTGCGCCGGGCGCTGCAGGCGGCGGGGGAGGAGGCGCGGCTGTCTGGGCGCTTAAGGGGCCGGACGGCAAGCTCTACTATCAGGGCGATAAGCTCGACGTCACGTCGCAAGTGGACACGGGACAGCATACCGGCGGCTTCGACGATGCTTTCTACAACAAATACAAGCAGGCCGTGCTCGACTATTACATGCCGCAGGTCGGTAAGCAGTATAAGGACGCCGGCGACGAATTGACCTACCGGCTGGCGCGCTCCGGCAACATCACCTCGTCCGCCGGCAACACCGCCACCGCCGACCTCGCCGAGCAGAACGCGCTCAATCAGGCCAACGTGCGCAACCAGGCCGATACGGCGGCCGGCGACCTGCGCACCCAGGTGGCGAGCGAGGAGAACAAGGCGGTCTCGCAGCTCTACGCCACCGAAAACCCGGAAGTCGCCGCCAACACCGCCTTGTCGTCGGTGCGCGACATCTCCTTGAAGCAACCGGATCTGAGTCCTCTCAGCGGCATCTTCAACATCGCTTCGATTGGCGGCGCGAATATCCTCAAGGGCTATCAGAGCCAGCAATTGGCCAACGCCTACAAGACGGCGCTCAACAGCGCCGGCTCGAATCGCGGCCAGCGCGTCGTGAACACGGGTTAGAGCCATGTGTGACCCCACCGTTCTCGCCGTTGGCTCCCTCGTCGCTGGCGTCGCTGGCACCGCCGCCGATTATGTGGGCCAGATGGGCGCGCAGAAGGACCAGGAGCAAGCCTATAACGATTGGGCCGCCACGCAGCGGCAGAACCGCGCCGCCGCCTCCGCCAAGGATGAGGCGGACCGCAGGATGGCCGACGCCGCCCGTGTCCAGGGCTTGCAAGACGTCAGCGCCGATAGCCAGAAGGCGACCCAGGCGAACGAGCAGGCCCGGCTCACTTCGTATCTCCAGGGCCAGCAGGACCAGCCGGCCGATCAGGCGACCGGGGCGACTCCCGTGTCCGTCGCCGACACGCGGCTCAGTGGACAGCAATCCGGCGACGCGACGTTCCAGAGCGACCTGGCGGGCAAGCTGTCCAAAGCGAGCAACGAAGCCAAGCAACGGATCGCGGCGCTCGCCACGGTGGGCAGCTACGGCGGTTCGTCCGGCGGCCTCGACGTGTCCAACGCGCTTGCCTTCTCCAAGGCTGGACGGGGCATCGATCTGGGCAACGAGTTCCGCCGCGGCGATCTCGGCGTCTACGGGACCCAGCAGGCGGTGAATCCCCTCCAGTATTCCTACACCAAGAGCCCGCTTGCCCCTCTGGCGTCCAATCTCATGTCGTTCGGCGCGCAGGGGCTCGGCACTAAACTCGGCTCGATGATGTCCAATGCGGTGAGGGTCTAATGGCGTCCATCGGACTTCGCGTCGTCGATCCCGGGGGAGCCAATTCGCTGTCGCTTGCCGATACGCTGGCCAAGGGGATCTTCGGCGATCCCCTGGCGCAGGCCGAGGCGCAAGCCAAGGCGCAACTGATCGCCTCGCAGATCCGCGCCCACGACGCCTATTCGACCAAGTACGGGGCGGACACCGAGCTGGTCAGGGCCAAGACCAGGACGGAGATCGACGAGGAGAACGCGCGCCTGCACGCCGGTCCGGCGGTCGGCGAGGCGGCGGCGACTGCCGTCCCGGCCCCGGTCCCGGTTGAGCCGCCGCATGCCCCGACCGAGATGGGGCCGTGGAAGCCTGTCGTCAGCCCCGAGGCGAAGGCCCGGTACGACGCCTTGGTCGCCCAGGAGCGGGCGTTGGGGCCGATCCTTGTTCGCGGTACTCCGAACGCGGTCGCCGAGGGCGTCAACAAGAATTATGGCGGCGCGATTCTCAGCGGCGCGACCGCCAACCCGGCCATCGTCAATCCCGACAGCCTGCGCATCGCCGGCGGCCTCTACACCGGAACTGCGCCGTCCACGTCCACGGTGTGGAGCGCCGGCGACACCTCCGGTGTGGACGCGGAAGCGCGCAAGAACATTTTGGAGGCGCGGGGCAAGCCGCCGTCCATCACCACCTATCGCGACCAACCTGGAATCGTCCGTTTCGACGCCCAAGGCAACCCGATCTTTACTGGCGCGGCGGGCACGGTCCCGACTCCGCAAACGTCGGTCACCAAGGAGATCGGCGGCGAGCTGTGGCAACAGAACCCTGACGGCGCTTGGTCGAAGGCTCCCGGCACCCCGGCGGCACAAGCGCCGACCAAAGAAGTCGGCGGCGTCATCTGGCAACAGAATCCCGACGGTACATGGCAGAAGGCCCCCGGCGGTCCCGAGCCAACGCCAGTGACCAAAGAGGTCGGCGGGGTCATCTGGCAACAGAATCCTGACGGCTCGTGGTCGCAGGCCAAAGGTGGGCCGGAGCCCGCGCCCAAGCTCGTTGAAGCCTCGCCCGACAAAGCGAATCTGATCTGGAATCCCAAGACCCAGACCTATGAGCCTGCGCCTGGCGTTCCGCAGCCGCCGCCGAAGCCCCCCGGCGGAATCTACGGCGACCTCAACTCGGCCGAAGGCCGGGCGCTCAATGCCGTCACCACGACCTGGCAGAAGTTGAATGACGCGAACTACAAGCCGACCACTCAGGAGGCGTTCGAGTACGCCACCGCGCACAATCAGCTCTACGGGCTCAAGGGGGCGTGGGAGAAGGACGGCCAGGGCAACCCTATTTTCATCCCGTTCCAGCAGTCGGCCCCGGTCGGCGCGCCCGATCCTACTTTGGTGCTGGCCAGGGCCGGCGTGACCACGGCTCCACCTCCGCCTGTCCAATCCCAGCAGGCCGTCCCGCCTGTTCAGTCCGTTCCGCCTGTCCAATCCCAGCAGGCCGTCCCGCCTGTTGTCTCCGCGCCGAACACTGCGCCCAGGACCGTCCAGGACGTGGAAACGCAAATCGTGTCCAACGCGCCGCTCGACATCCGCAACGGCATCCAACGGATCAACCTGGCCGGGCAGAAGACGCTCAACGAGGACCAGGGCAAGACGTTGTCGTTCGCCACCCGGATGTTGATGGGCACGGCTTACTTGGACAAGATGAGCAAGAACGACGTCCCGAGCGCGTTTCAGCGCTATTTCGCCAACCCGACCGGCGGCAGCGACCTCCTGCAATCGTTGTTCGTTGACCCCGACACCCGCGACTACACCACCGCGTTGACCGCCTTCTCGACCGGGCTTCTCAGGCGGGAGAGCGGCGCGGCGATCAATCCGGGCGAGTTCGCCCAGACCGATTGGAATTTCATTCCCAAGCCGGGCGACGAGGAGCGCCAGATTGCCGATAAGATCGAGCAGCGCCATGCGTCCTTGCGTGCGCTGGTCGCCACTTTGCCGGATGGTCCGGCCAAGCAGGAGCTGTTGAACACCGCCAAAGCGCTCGGCGTCGACATGACTTTGCAGGCCGGCAATGTAGCGGTTCCCAGGTCGGTGCGCGCGCCTGATGGCTCTAAGCCGCCGATCTCTAGTTTTTTCAAGTGAGGCGATATGCAGTTTGACGCCGACGCCGCCAGGAAAGCCGGACATAGCGAGGAGGACATCGCCCGCATCCAGCGCGGCATCGACACGGCGCGGGCGGCCGGGCGCAGCGACGAAGAGATCCAGCAATATCTCCAGCAGCAGCAAGGGAGCGACACGACGCCTCCGGTGGAAGGCCAGCCGGGCTTCTGGGGCGGCGTGAAGGAGGCCGGGCGTTCGGTAGGCGAGGGGATCGCCAGCCTGCCTGATCTGCCCGAAATCGCCTGGACAGGAGCACGCAATCTTGGGCAAAGGCTCAATCGCGCGACGTCCGACCAGGTGAACGCGGAAACCGGGGGCAACGCTTCCGCCGAGGCGGCCCCGCTCCGACTGGAAGATCCTTATACGCCGGTGACTAACGCCTACAACACTGTCCTGCCGCCTGACCCGACTCATCCGTACATCCGCACCGCAGGCAACATCGCCGGGCCTGCCATTGTCGAGGCCCTGGCCACCGGCGGATTGTCGGTCCCGGCCAGTGTCGGCTCGGTGGTCCGGGCGACGACGAGAGGCGCTGGACGGGTCGCCGCCACCACCGCCGGGACCGTCGTCGGGGGCGAGACCGGCAAATATGCCGGCAAGTACGCCGGGCGCGGGATCGATTATCTGACCGGCGGCGAGAACGCCGAGAGCCTGCTCGAAGGCTACGGGCAATTGATCGGCGGCGGTCTCGGCGGCGGCGTTGGGCCGAGCATCGTCGAGCGGATACCCGAGCATTACGCCAACTGGAAATATACCGACGAAAACTCGAAGACTCTGAACGCCCTGGCCGACATGATCGGCATGCGAAACAAGTCGCTTGGCTTGCTCGGCAACAAACGGGCTGGGCAGGTGGAGGACTTCACCACCACCGTGCCGTTTGCCGGTGATCGCGCCTTCGAGGCCCGACGCTCGCAATACGAGGACTTCGACCGGGTCGCGCGAGAGATTCACGACGCGCAGGGCGGCTCGGCCGGCGACATCAACACCGCCACCATGGGCAGCCAGGCGCGCGATCTTGGCCAGAAAGCCGACGAGATCGCCGCCCAGAAGCAGGAGGCCGTCTTCGGGCCAATGAAAGCTCGGGTCGGCCCGAACACGGTTGCCGACCCGGCCCCGATCCGGCAGAAACTGCAAAACCAGATCGCCGGGGCTACCACTGGGGTGGACGAGGCGGCTCCCGCGTATCTTCTCCACCTGGTGGACGAAAACCGGCTG